AACATACGCCTATGCCAAAGCCTCCCAAACGCACGCAAGAGGAGATACTTGAAGACCTCTCTAAACCATCTGCATTCGCATCTAATGTCTTGGGCATCAATCTTTATGATTGGCAAAGGAAGGTATTACGCGATTTAGAGCCTAGAGACTGTCGTGTAGCTCTGCGTGCAGCCAACGGCTCTGGCAAGACCAGCACCGTCATTTCGGCTATTTTGATATGGCACGCGCTCGTTTACCCGCGCTCAATCGCCGTAACCACGGCAGGCGTTTTCCGCCAAGTCGAAAGCCAACTCTGGCCTAGCCTGCGCAATCACATTGCCAAGCTTGGTGGTGCGTGGGAGGTCACATCTGGCGAGATCCGCTACCTCCACCCTAACGGCAACACATCACGCATTATAGGCTACTCAGCGACTGATCCTGGGCGTGCTGAAGGCTGGCACGCAGAGGACCACGAATATCATCCATTGCTAATGGTAGTTGACGAAGCCAAGACCGTAGCCGACCCGTTATTCGAGGCTATCAGCCGATGTCAACCAACCCGCTTGCTAATCGCATCCAGCCCAGGCGGAACTAGCGGTGCGTTCTATCGAGCGTTTACCAAGGAAGCCAATATGTGGCAGAAGCACGCAGTTACAGCGTTTGACTGCCCACACATAACGCAGACTCAAATTGATGAGGTAGTCCAGCGATACGGCGAGAAGCACCCGCTAACACGATCTATGATCTACGGAGAGTTTGTTGACATAGGTCTAGAAAGCCTAGTTATCAACCTCACCCAGCTACAAAACTGCTACAACACGCCACCTAGATTTAAGCCAGGTGTACGCATAGCAGGCGTAGACTTTGCAGCGGGTGGAGATCAGAACGTGATCTGCATAAGTGACGGCAACAAGATTCTACCTATGATCGCTTGGCGCGAGAAAGACACGATGGCAGCCGTAGGAAGGTTTATAGTCGAGTTTAAGAAGGCTGGGCTGGAAGCCAACAACATCTACGCTGACGCAAGCGGGATGGGGATGGTTATGTGCGATGCCCTGGCCGAGTCTGGCTGGGTAGTCAATAGGGTGAACTTTGGGGCTACGGCGTATGACAACAACGCCTATACCAATAGATCGGCTGAGATGTGGTATGGGATGGCAAAAAAGATTGAGGATGCCGAGATCATACTGCCAGAGGATGAGGACTTGACAGCGCAGTTGACTTGCAGGCGTACAATCACCAACAGCAAGGGCAAGCTTGGCGTGGAGTCTAAGGACTCAATGCGTGCCAGAGGCATAGCCTCACCCGATAGGGCTGACGCGCTGGCCTTGTGCCTCAGTAGCTCAAATGTCGGTCTTGACTTGACATTTCAGATAGAGCGTCCAACTTGGAAGTCACTTCAAGAAATGATGGTATCCCACGATCCCGTCATGGCTGGATTTGACCCAGGAGGATAAACACTATGAATATCTGGAATTGGATTACTGCAAACTGGCAAGAGATCGTAGCCGCTGTTGGTGGCATCGTTCTTGCAGCTCGCATCATTGTTAAACTCACACCCACACCCGCTGACGATTCGTTCTTGGAAAAGATCGTTAATTTTCTAAAGACGATTGGTCTAAACATTAAATAAGTAGCAAGTGATCGGTGCGATATTTAATCTCATCGCATCAATCCTTCGCCTCATCCCAGCTTGGCGTGAGAAGCGAGTCAACAACATCGAAGGCGAGTGGAAACATAATCGCGAAGCTATTGAGCGTGATTTGCGTGGTGAGTCTTGGTGGTTGCGCAACAACGACACCAGTAACACACACAACGGGGATAGTTGAAGAGTTAATGAAAGACCAAAACTATAACGAGATTCGCAGAGGTACACCTGGCACACGCGAGTGGGCGAGGAAAGCTTTGAATGCAGTCAACGATCTTTCATACGAACTTAAAGTGGAGCGCAACAAATGAACGCTAAAGATACTCGCCGTACAGATTATTATACAAGAATCATTGATGCACTAAACCAGCGCGAGACTTGGGAGAACCGCCAGCGGTTGTTCTATCAAGCTCGCTACTTTGGTGTGCGCCGTAAGGTCAAGCCTTGGCCTACAGCAGCCGACCTACACGTTCAGCTAATCGACACAGCCATTGAGAAGCTAAAGCCTTCCTTCGTCAACAGCGCGATTGGTAACGACATTCTCTCCAGCTTCGTTCCGATGCGCCAACAGCTAACCCCGCTGACCGTATCAGCCGAGCGTTGGTTTGATTACAATATGCGCGAGCGCACCAACTTCCAGAAAGAGATTGTGTCTGTAATCGACAACATCCTCCTCTACGGACGAGGCGTGGCTAAGATTATCTGGAACGAGGACAAGAAGCGCATTGACTTTGAGGCTATTGATCCCTTCCATATTATTGTTCCTGCCTATACAAAGGAGTTCAAAGATGCAGATTTTATCGTTCACATCATCTCGACAAGTGTCGATTCCTATAAGGCAAATCCCTTGTACAAGCAGGATGAGGACTTTATCAAAACAATTTCAGGTAAACCCTCGAAATCAGTGGGCTTACGAAGTGAGATTCAAGACGAGATTTACAGGCGTGAAGGAATTACTCAGGAAGCTGAGAATGATCGTATTATCCTTTGGGAGATGTACACCCCTTCCGAAGATGGATGGAAGGTTGAAACATATAGTCCGCTTGTCGTAACCGAAGATGTCCGCAAACCTTTCACATTACCCTATCGTCACGGTGAACCACCTTTCGTAGATTTCCCCTATGAGGTAACAGGGGGCGGTTGGTACAGTCCGAGAGGCGTAGCAGAGATCCTGCTCCCTAATGAGAACCTGCTAAATAAGCTCAAGAACTCCCTCTCCGATTACGTTGAACTGGCCAACCGACCCGTTTTTGAAGCACAGAATCCGATCTCGTTAAACACATCAAATCTGAAGATGCAGCCTGGGCAGATTCTGCCACAAGGCTTAAAACCTGTTCAGTTTAGCCAACCTCCATTTGACTTCCAGAAACTGATGCTCGAAGAGCGTCTACTTTCCGAACAGCGGATGGGCAATCCAGACTTTGGTGCTGGGTCGCAGTTCCAGGTGTCGGATCGCAAGACTGCCACCGAGATTCAAGCGTTGCAGTCGCAGGCAGCAGCGTCTGGCGATTTACGCAATCGTATGTTTAGGATGGGTCTAGCCCATCTCTTCAAGCAGTGCTGGTCGCTTTATACTCAGTACAACAAGAAAGACTTGATGTATCGCTATGCGGAAGAAACTGGTTCAATGCCACCCGAAGGTATCCACGATGAATATTCGATTGAACCAAAGGGTGGACTTGACTTCATCAACCGCCAGTTTGCGTTGCAGAAGTCTGTGGCGCGAATGCAGATGTTTCAAAATAATCCTTTCGTGAACCAAGGAGAACTGGTAAAGTCAGTGCTTGAACAAGATGATCCCTCGCTGGTCCGCAGACTCTTCCAAGATCCAAACGCAGCCTCTGGCGATCAAGCTGAAGATCAAGCGACTGAAATCGCGACTATGCTTGCAACTGGATTCCCAGTCGCAATCAAGCCTAGCGATGATCACAAAGCGCATATATCCGTTCTCTTCGCGTTTAACCAAGCGGCTCAACAGCGACAACAGCAGGTCGATCAGAGCGCAATGCAAGTTCTAATGGCTCACTTACAACAGCACTTGGCAGCCTTGGAACAGGTTGACCCCAATACATCCCGCGCTATCCAGAAACAGCTTCGTGATGCAGGTAAGGCTCAGATGCAACAGCAGGGGCAACAATTGCCTCAAGAAGCAATGCAAGGCCAAGCACCAGCACCGATGGCGGGTTGAAAGTACCAGTAATGCGGGATGCCTTCCAAGCGGAAGGCTTGGCAAAGCTGTGTGAGTGGGCGAACGAACAAGGTGCAACTGGCAGAGCTGTTGAGATTGGATCTTATAGTGGCGAGGGAACAATAGTTCTCGCAAAGTATTTTAAGGATGTTCTTGCCGTAGATCCTTGGCTGAATGGTTACGACATTAACGATAGGGCGAGTCAGCAATGCCCAATGAAGTTTGTATTTGATGCGTTCCAAGAGCGCGTATCTCCATTTAAGAATGTTTTATATAGCAGAGGCAAAAGCCTAGATGCGCTTGAGTTCTTCAAGGATGGCGAGCTAGACCTAGTTTATATTGACGGAGATCACCGCTACGAAGGCGTGCTGGCAGACCTAAAGGGCTGGCGCAAGAAGCTTAGAGAAGGTGGGATTATGGCTGGTCACGATTGGAGCTGGAAGTCAGTCAAGATGGCTTTACTTGAGGAAATAGGACAAAAGGACTACACGCTATTCCAAGGCGATTCCTGGGCAATAAAGCTATGAGAAAACTAAAAGCAGCATTGGCGTTCATTCGCAACCAAGAATGGGTCAACGAACCTAAGTGGGAAGATGAGGACGAGAAGGCGTGGACAGGATTCTTGTCAAGCCCAACAGGACAGAAGCTAAGTCTTATTTTGCTTAACCTAACCCTGCGTCAAAACGGCTCTGCTGTGATGAAAAAATCAGAGGCACTTGCAGACGCTTGTGGGTATGCTAAAGGTTTCCGTGGTTGTGTTGCGACCTTAGAATCGCTCGCATCCCAAAAACTTAACTCCGCCATCTCAGGCTATGGGGATGGATCGGATGAACCAGTAGCCGACTAACCTTTAGGTAGAATGACTCCCTACCGACAAGTGTAAAGAAAGGGTCAAATGGCAGATTCAAATAACCTTACTGAAGCGGATGTATTGGCGATGGCGCAAGCGGCTGACGAAGGACGGGATTTTACTCCCACTCCCAAGGAAGACGAAAAAGCCAAAGTAGAAACAGAAGCTACAGAAAAGGCCAGCGGAGATAACGAGCAGACACCCGCGCCTGCTGATAAAGCCGAACAAACAAAACTCGAAGCCTCGGATGAGGTTTCAGCGACCAAGGAGAAATCCGAGGAAGCCAAAAGTTCTTTAACAACGCAATCTTCAGAAGACAAGTCGGAGTCGGCTTCCGAAAAGAAGCCTACCCGTTACGAGAAGGCTAAGTCACGACTTGAGAAGGAGTGGGAAGATGTCCGAGCAGAGAAAGCCAGAATCAAAGCAGAGCGTGAGCAGATTGAGGCTGAAAGGGCAAGGAAGACTTCAGAAACTCCTCAAGGCGAGACAAAGTCGGGAAGTCGCAAGTTTAGCGCGGAAGATTACAGGGAAGCAGCAAAGAGCTACCGTGATGAAGGCCGTGACGATCTTGCAAAACTTGCCGAACAAAAAGCTGGTGACATCGAAGTTGAGGAAAGGAAAGAGGTCGAGCAAAAGACTCAAGCGGAACTAAAGTCTGCTTGGGATAAAAATTTGCTTGATGAAGTAGAAGCAAATCCAGAACTCAAAGATTCAAACAGCACATTGTATAAAGCCGTATCGGAAATGTTGCAAAACCACGCAATCCTGCGTAACTACCCAGCGGGGATCAAGGATGCGGTTGGAATTGCCAAGGTGAAGCTCCAAGCGGAGTCCGCCTCCGATTTGTCGAAAAAGGTTGCAGAGTATGAGAAAGAACTTTCTCAACTCAGAAAAGCGACTACTCCAGCGTCTGGACAACCCAAAGGTCCTGCCAAGACTAAAGCTTTTCACGAACTAACGCTCGAAGAGCAAGAACGTGAATTGATGAAAATGGCAAGCGAAGTTGACAGAGGTTGAGTAGTCATAACAAACAAGGATACTTAATTATATGGTAACTACAGGCTCAGTCAGCGCGCAGTTCCAAGCTTACTTCTCAAAAGCATTGCTTGAACGCGCAATCCCATTGCTCCAGATGGAGCAATTCGCAATGAAAACCCCCTACCCGACCAAAACTGGCGGGAATAAAACCATTAGGTTTTTCCGCTTCGGTGACCCTAGCATCACTGCTATCTCCGCCTTGTCGGAAGGAACAACCCCATCCTCTGGTGACGAGCGTGATCTCACGCTGTCCTCAGTAGAGGCAACCCTGGTGCAGTACGGTTCAAAAATTATTTTGACCGATGTGGTATTAGCAACGGAGCTATTTTCCCATCTTGCCCAGGCCACCAAACAACTTGGCGAAGATGCTGCCCTCCACGCTGACACTCTCTGTCACCGCGCGTTGGTGCAGGACTCCTCGACCAGCACTGGTACTGGTGTAGCAGTCAAGTCCTACGCTCGTTATGCTCAAAACACAACGAACGGAACGACCTGGGCTACCTCGTCAGTTGCTAACAGCGCAATGACCGCCACCGACTTGCTCGATGGTGCGACTTCGTTGTTCATCGCCCGCGCTCCTAAGATCAAGGACGGCTACGCGCTTGTCGCGCATCCTGCCGTTATCCGTGATCTACAGCAGGACGATGATTGGTTGAAGGTGTCGAGCTACTCTGCCCCCGATCAAATTTTTCGCGGAGAAACCGGAAAACTTTTCGGCGTGTCGGTGATTTCCTCGACCAACGTTCAGACCTTCAATACGTCTGCCTCTGGTATTGCTGAAAACAGCGTAGGAACAACTGGTGTTAACACTGGTTATGCCAACGTCCTCCTCGGTGGTGGCGCGTTTGGCGTTCCTAGCTTGTCCTCATTGGCCGCCTCTGGCTCGCCCTTCGCACCGAAGGTCACGATCCTTGATGCTGCTGATAAAAGCGATCCCTATGGACAGCGCGTCGTTGCGTCCTTCAAGACGTTCTACGCGGCCAAGCAACTCGATCCTCGGTTCTTCCGAGTCATCGTTGCGAAGTCCAACTACAGCTAATAATTAAATGGGAACTCTAGTAATCGCTATGAGTCCTCGGAAAGCTGGGGAGGGTAACACCTCCCCAGCCTCTTCCTCATCTGAAAAACCTATGCATAAAATGATGAAGTCTGGAATGGTGATGCTTCCAGTTTCCAAGTTTGAAATGAACGATGGTAGTGAGAATGTTTCGCCAGAAGTAGGTGATTCTGTAGAACTCTCTGGAACAATTGACATGATCGAGAATGGCGTTGCCCACGTTAATGTGGAACACGCCATGAGCGAGAGCGAGTCTAAGGACAAGTCGGAAGACATGGCCGAAGGCGAGAACTCAATGTCCGAAGAGGAAAAGATGATGAAGATGGCCGAGGAGTCGGATAAGGAAAACTATAGCTAATGCCTATTTACCAGTACGAGGACTCCAGAAATGGGAAAGTTGTCGAACTGGAAAAGGCTGTGGCCGAAAGGGACTCTGTCCCTCGTTACCTTAAACGATTCACCGTCCCTCAAAGATTGAGCCTAGTGGGGGTTGGCGAACCCCTCGACAACCCGCTGGGAGTCAATCAAACAAATCTAATGAAGGGGTACTATCGCCAGGAACAAAAGCTTGGCAGTAGATTCAAAAGCAAGTTCACGCCAGATAGCATCAAACGTGCAACTTTAAGGAGAAAAAAATATGGCAAATGAATTTGTACGAAGCCAACGCAAGGCCAAGGGAAAAGCTATTCGCTTTGATACCCAAAACCAGACAAACGTCATTGAGTTTACGGCAAGCTCCAGCGGTGGCACTGTTAACACAGTTGCAACATCCCCTGCGTCCTTGAACGTTACGCTCAACGGCACGTCTTACAGAATCGCACTACACACCTAATTGTATGCGACTCTTATCTCGCCTTACGCTTGGTAATGGTGGGACAATTATTGCATCGTCAGCTTCCACGAATACTGGAAGCTACGATGCGGTAACTGCTCTTACATTATCCACAGCTACACTTGTTATCAGTGGTGCTACAACCGCCGCAACCTACGCTGCTGGTGTGACCGTTTACGGTGACATCGACCAAGTTGCTTTAACTGGTGGTGCGATGGCAATCTACAACCGCAAGGATTAAGCCTCTATGGGCAGGCAATTAAATCAGATCCTTTCTGATCTGAGTACCATCACAAGTGGTACTTCGGTCATCAATGTTAATTTAACCGACATTGAAGCGTTGGTTACAACGCTACAAGCGGATGTTGCTGATGGCATTCGATTGCCCAACGCCACAACTGGCGGAACTGGATCTACTGACTTCACCTCGACTAGCTACGGCACAATTGCAACGGCAAGCACTGGAAGGCTGGGATGCACAATCTTCAATGCTGGCCCAGGCAACCTACACGTTCTATTGGGTACTGGAACGGCAAGTACTTCAGTCTTCACAGTTAGATTAAGTACTGGAGACTATTATGAAGTCCCATTCAACTATACTGGATTGATTGGCGGTATCTTTGCTACGGCTGGAACTGCTGAAGTTACCACGCTCAGTTAGGAGTAGGCGATGCCGATTTTTAGAAGAAGGGAACTTTGGATACCACTCCAGCTTGGGCAAAGCGGGGTTGTGGCAAATAACGCATACCTCAACATTAGGCCATTTCAAAATGTAAATACTGCTCAAGTATCAATTCCAAGCTGGGTTCGTTCCGTTGAATTAAGGGGGATGATGCTTGCATTTACGACCAACCCAGTTGCCAACAGTTTTCAATTTTCATTCCTACAATATTTAACAACCGCCAATGTAGGTTTTGGAAATGCGTCAGGCGCACAAGCCGAAGTTTTAATAGATGTAGCGGCCACTCAAAACTACAACAACGGATCAAATAACTATAGGTATTATTTTACATCAACTTACGCTCATCGGTTTAGCCAAGCAGAAATTGATGATGCACAATTATCTGGTTATTACTCTCTTTTAATGAGAATAAAAAACATAAGCGGTGGAAGTCTTACACAGACAGGGGATAACTGGTTTGGCGGTATAGCTGTTTGCTACTAAAATGCCCCTCCTCCTCATCGCCCTCTTGCTCTGCTCCTGCTCTCCCAAGCCAGCAGATAATAATGCTATGCCCCACACAAAATATCCCAATGTACCGACTATGGGCGCGGCTGAAGACGCTGGTAATGTCAAATGAAACGCATCGCTATGTGGCTGACCAATTTGAGTTTGCGTTTCTTAATGACGGCGAAGGAATACGCTTGTTTCAAGGAGGCGTTAAAGTTTGCCGTAGAGAACAACAACATGGTCAAGGAAACAAAGTACATTGGCAAGGTAAAGCATCTCCTCTCTGTCAACAGAAGCATCAAGCGGATTGTCGAGGAAGGGCGAGATCGGGACGAGGTTGTGGATGCCGTTGTCCATCTTGCGGTTTCACTAAGATACCTGGAGGGTAAGGGTCGTGAGTCTTGATGAGGTTTCGGATCTTAGGGACAAGGTTGCCAACGTGTCAGAGCGACTTGCCAGGATGGAAGAACGCCAAATGACGCTTATATCAATGATCGAAAGGTCACTTGCTTTCCACGGGGATGTTGCTAATAGATTAGGTGCGCTAGAACACTTACGGACGAAGGTTCTGGCTGTAGCTGGGCTGATAGGGCTTGCTTGCTCGATGGCCTGGGATGTCCTTAAAAACCGCCTTTCTAACTAGGAGACTAAATGCCCACACTTGGAACACAGAACATTTCTACCAGTTACGTCCAACTAATTAAGACTAGCGGCACCACTGGCATTGACGGCACGATACAGACCATCACCGATGGCAACAACGTATCCTCCGCGCTTCAACTATCCACAGGAGGCGTGAGCAGCACAGGCTCTCTTTCGGTTACTGGCGCAGCCACCTTTAGCTCCAGCATTTCTGCTACTACTGGCACGGTTACGATTGGTACAGCCACAATCAGCACAGCCACAATCAGCACAGCAACGATTAGCACCGCAACAATCCCAACCGTCAACGGCGTAACAACCTTTGCTACTGGCTTTACATCCTCTACTGGAACAAGCACGCTGGGTACAATTTCTGTAAGCACGGCTTCAATTGGAACTGAGTCAGTAAACGTATCAACGATTGCTTCTGCTACATTTGGTACAGCCAGAATTACTGGCTCTACTGGCGGAGTTACAGCATTTAATTATGGAACTGCTGCATTTACTGGCGCAACACTTCAAGACCTTGACTCAATAACAAGTGGATCAAATATAACAACTGGAACATTTACAGTTTCTGGTGCAGCAATTGGAGATATTGTCTTGGGCGGACTTAACTCACTTAGCTCAAGCTCTGGTACTGCAGGACTTGGCACGGCAGGAGCAAGAATGATGAGCCAATTTAGGGTTGAGGGTGCAAATGTTATTAGATACACAATTCTTAATACAGATACAATTTCACATGGAACAATCCCCGCTGGCACGCTTTACGCAACCGCAATGAGGTTTACAGCTTAATTTATGGCAACAATTCTAAATAGAACCCAAACATTTGCCACTAACGGCACTGTCACTGCTGCTGGCCTGCATAACCTTATTGATGATACGGGGATCTACGCTGGCCTAATTACAACCCAGACAGAATTAACAACAGTGGGAACTGCCGATCAGATTCTAATTGCTGTTGGCGGAGTTTCTGATACAGGCGCGCCTAGGCGTGCAACAGTTCAGAACTTGTTTGACGATGCTCTTTCTGTTGGAACATATACTGGCCTAAACCTATCTGGTGCGCTCACCTACGGAACTGCTACGGGCAATCGCACAGTAAGCACCAGCGCAACCATTACTACTGGTACAATTACCAACCTAACCTCCAGCACCGCCAACATCACGCTTGGGACCATCCCAACGCTTACTGCTGGAACGACTACATCTACTGCGGCCAATATCACCAATGGAACAGTTCAGACGCTTACAGCGAGTACTGGAACGATTGGAACATTTAACAGCACTACTGGAACGATTGCTACACTCAACAGCACTACTGGAACAATTGGCAATCTGTCAACTACGCTTGCTGGTGACTTCACAATTAGTCAAGGAACAGCAACGCTTGCAACAAGCGGAGCAACGGCTGGAACCTATGGAAGCGTAACAGCGATTCCATTTATAACTGTAGACGCAAAGGGTAGGATTACTTCAGCAACAACTGGAACATTCTCATCGACTCCTGCGGACGGATCGATAACTCCAGCTAAGTTGTCGCAACCATTCACATCTGCTACTGCTGTTGCATCTACCAGCGGAACGGCAATTGACTTTACCAGCATTCCTAGTTGGGTGAAGCGGATTACTGTAATGTTTGACCAAGTTTCAACAAATGGAGCTAGTTTGCCTGCAATACAACTCGGCGATTCGGGTGGAGTTGAAACCTCTGGTTACAACGCAGCAAGTTCACTTATATCCCCATCGGGTATATCAACATCACTTTATACAGCAAGTTTTACAATTAGAACGGATGCCGTGTCTGGCGTAGCGATAAGTGGTCATGCTACTCTTAATTTGCTTTCAAGTTCGGCTAATACTTGGGCAATAGGTGGCATTCTTGCGACACCAACGCCTACCGCGTACATGACTCTTGTTGGTGGAACAAAATCTCTTTCCGCAACTCTTGATCGAGTTCGCATAACCACAGTAAACGGAACAGATACATTTGATGCTGGCTCAGTCAACATACTGTACGAAGGATAATTTATGATAGCAAGAATTGAATCAAATTGCACAACTGGCGAAGTAAAATACTTTGATGAAAACGAAGTCGAGATTGATCCTAATTCAATTTCATCGAACTAAATGACCCTAACTGAAATCGCCCAATACGCAGGCGAGAAGATTGGCAAGACCGATGCCGATACGCTTACCTTCTTGCAGAAAGCCGCAAGCTTGGCTTACCGCCGAGTATGGGACTTTGCGCCTTGGCGTGAGACTGTAACCAACTCGACCTACTCAGTTGGAACAAATAGGCAAATCACGCTAGGCACGAATGTCGAGACCCCTCTCTCGGTTGCTTACAACGATGCAGAGGTTGATCCGATTGATCTGGCCACGATCATCAGCCAAGACCCAGGCTTGCTTGACGATGCTCGCACTGGCGATCCAGATACATATCATTTTACTGGCCGTAACAGCAGTGGCGTTGCACAGCTAAACCTTTATCCAAGGCTTGCTACATCTGGCACAATCCCATTGCGTGTAGTGGAAAAGCTAAAGTGTCTTACTAGGACAAATTACATCGTTGACTTTCCTCCTTCTGATTCGGCTTTGAATGATGAACTTCGCCTGCCCCACGTTCATCACTTGGTTCTGGCCTTAACCCATTCCGATGCCCTAGAGCGTGAACGGCAGTATGCCAAGGCGCAGGCCATCACGCAGACTGCCAACTCTGACCTTGCAGCTATGGCTAACTACGAGTTGAGCCAGGTTGGCGGTATCAAGCAGATCACTCCGCAAAGTTTAGGCGAGCTAACCATAGAAGAAATGTTCTCGGCTTAAAGGGAGGCAGTCATGCCTTACTACGACAATAACCTAGACGATCTCTTGGCGTTTGACGGCATTAGAAGCTTTTTAGGCGGTCAAGCCAGCGGCCTGCAATCTGACTTACTAGCCGAGAACCAAGTACAGCAGTTGTCCAACATGACCCTTTCTCCAAAGGGCAATCTTGAAACTCGCGTTGGTACAACAAACTTTTGCACTACTGCAACAAGCGCGGTTGGTTCTGTAGGTGGGATGCGTTACTACGAGACTGCTGCCAACGAGCAGTTGCTTACTGTAACCAACGGAAGGTTCTTTAGCATTGATTCAAATGGCACTGCAACCATGCATCCAATCGATGCTACTTGGCTTCAATTAACAAACACATGGGCCTCTTACACAACTCAGCAGTGGGCTAATGGTTATTCAGTCAACAGCGCAACTGAAGTTTCGATGGCTCAGTTTAACGACAAGATGTACCTAGCCGATGCTGACGGAGACTTTCATTATTGGGATGGTAGCATTATTACAAGGCAAGGGGGCAAGGTTCGCGCTGTAACAGTTACTACTGCTGGAAGCGGATACACCAGCGCAACGGCAATTGCTACTGGACCCAATTTGGGCGGGACAGTGCCAACCTTTATTACAACAGTTGCTGGTGGGGCGGTAACAGGCGTGACTGTTGTTGATGGTGGTTCTGGTTATTTGGCAGCACCTACAATCACAATCGTTGGCAATGGGTCAGGCGCGACTGCTACAGCTACTGTAAGCCCACCACCACAAGGCTTGAGGCTCCTGATTAACACGGAGAATAGGCTGTTTGCAGTTGGTTCTGGATCTAATCGAAACACACTTTATGCCTCCGACATTCTTGATCCTTCTGTATGGGCAACAACCAACAGCATCGTTGTCAACGGCGATGATGGTGACGAAATAACTGCAATCGTTCCGTACTACAAGAATAGGATCATTGTATTCAAGAAGCGCAGGGTATTCCAAGTGGATGTACCAAGCGATGCAGTCACAGCAGCGGATTGGATTGTGTCCATCATATCCAACAATACAGGGTGCGTTGCCACTGGCACTGCGGTTCAAGTGAGTAGCGATATATTGTTCTTGTCCGACAATGGCATTAGGTCGCTGGTGCGATCAGTAGCGGATGACTTTAGCTCGGTTGGCATACCCATTTCCGAAATAGTTAAGGACGTTATTCAGAGCATCAACACACAGGCTATCGCAGTATCTACTGCCATGTATTACGACAATAGATACTTTCTGGCTGTGCCTACTGAAGCCAATGATACCAACGATACTTTGCTTGTGTACAACACCGCGCTAGGGGCGTTTGAGGGAACTTGGACTCCCAAGGTAATGCAGTTTGCCTTAACGAATTTTAACGCTGAAGGCTCAAGGTTGATGCTTAAAGGCACAACTGGAGTTATCAACAAGTATTCTGGATACAAGACTCCCGCTGGAACCACTGCCGCCGATTACGTTGATGCAGGCGTGGCTTATGAGTCCTTCGTAAGAACCAAGGACTTTAACTTTGGCGATCCCTTTTCTCTCAAGTATGGCAGTCACTTTGAGATTGTATTTGACAACTCATTCTCAAGCGATGCGAACGTATTTATCCAGCGTGACGTTGATGTTGGGGATGTCAGCGTTGCTCCCAATATAAACATAGCAAGCTCAACCCTAACCCTGCCATTTACACTGCCAGCCGTCCTTCCGTCCTCGGTCAAAAAGAAGCTTGCCAGCGATCTTCGTAAGTACGAGAAGTGGCGTTTAATCAATATCAAGATTTCCAGTTCAGCAAACAAGATGGCCATCCGCCAGATCATGGCTGCTGCCAATCCAGACACAGTCCAGATCCAGCAAACAATATGACGGCTGTAGAGTATATTGAGCAAAGCGGTGTTCCAGAGGCTATGTGGCCTAACCTGGCTGAGTGGTTTGGCTGGTTTGAGAAGCAGGGTATGGTTGGCGTAGTCGAGGATAAGGATGGTATTGCTGGTGTGGCTTTAGCTAGGTGCATAAAGGATGGGCAAGAGCCTAATCATTATGTGCATAGCGAAGATGGTCAGAATGTGTTTGTTGATTTGACTATCTCCTCAAAAGGTGCTAAATCCTTGAGATGCTTGCTGTTGCTCCTTTGGGAGCGTTTTGGTCCTCGCAAGCGGATCACCTTTAATCGTTCTGGTAAACCAAGGAGTTACGACTATATGACATTTATGCGAAAGGCTAGAGTTTAATATGGGTGGAGGACCTTCAATTCCTGCACCTCCGCCCCCGCCCGATCCAGCAGCGGTAGCGCAGGCCAATGCAGAGGCGTACAAGAAGAATATTGAGACTTATATTGAAAAAGCACCAGAGATGGCACAGCTTGAAAATAAGCTTCGTATTCAATATCTCCCCCAACAGCGCGGTTTGGAACGCCAGTTATCAGCCCTAGACCAGCAGGCAGGCGTGCAAGCTGGGATGCAACTTGAACGTCAATACGGACCACAGCGCACCCTAGAATCGCTCCGCAGGCAGTATGAGACTAGTCCACAAGCGTATGCCTTGAATCGCGGATTGGGCGATCAGATGACTAGGCAGTTCGAGCGTCTTTATGGCACATCGCCCTATAGCTCAGTTGAGCAGAATGTAGCGTTCAACCGCCAGCCAGGACCAGTTGATTTCTATGGTACAATTGGAACTAATATTGGGAATCCTGACTTAAAGGCTTAATATGGCATTCAGAACAGATATTAAACAATATCCAGTAAGATACAAAGTTAATCCTGATGGGACAATTGAAACATTGGCACTTTCGGGAAACAACATTTCCTTGACACAGCAAAGAAATTACAAGGCAGATGAAAGCAAATTCCCGTACACAAACATAGTTGACGCTCAGAATGAAGTTTCAAAAGTGCAACAACAAAATATTAAGAATCTTCAAGACACCTACGAAAAGCGTCTTGCCGATGTCACAAGCCAAGAAAATACCCGCAACTCTCTTGCTGCTCAGATCCAAGCATTGACTGCTGGTGGAGGTGGAATGCAAAATCCTAATGCTGGTCCAGAGTTTAGCCAAGCTTTATCACAACTTTCTGCTGGTCGTAACTACGGATCGTCTGATCTTGGTTCGATGTTGAACTTTCAAGTCTCCGACCAAAACATCGTTGACGATTACAACAACTCAAAGTTATCCCGCCTAAACAGCGTGATTGATCGTGGCAACGCTCAGATTGCTGGCATCAATGAACGGCTTGCTACGGCCAACAAGCTTCTTGCCGATCTTCCTGCTGGTGATGCTAGACGCACATCTTCCGAAGTATTCATCAAGCAACTCAACGATGACTTGAAAAGCGTAACCAGCGCAGTTACTGGCGCGCAGGATATGCAAAAGAATTTCACGCCTATCACGATGGATAGCCCCGAAGGGCTAAAGGAGATCACATCCTTCCGATCCTTTGTCCAACTACCAGAAGAGCGTGCTTCACAACAGCTTTTCCAGATTGATCCAGATTCCTACCGCACTGCGGTTGGCTTGGGTCAGCAGTATCGCCAGATGGCTACTGAGCCAATTGGCGCAACAACCACGCCAGAGACTGAGCAAATCCGCAAGACCATTGAGGACGAGGCTCTTAATCAGCTCCGTCTTGGCTCTACTATTGGTGCGGAAGAACGGCGTGGATATGAGCAATCCATCCGAGCCGCGCAGACTGCTAGGGGCAACGTCTTTGGCCTTGGACCAGCAGTACAAGAAGCTTCACAGATTGGTGCGGCTGGCGAGCAACGCAAGCTGGCGCGTTACGGAGCAGCACAGAGCTTCCTTGGATCTGGTCAGTCAACTGGTGATGCGCTCAAAGCTGATATAGCGTTCCGTGACGCATTGCGTCAGAATAGGCTTGGAGCAGCAGCTAACTTCATTGGTGGCGGACCTTCGATTGGAAACCTTGCGTCAGCGCGCACAGCCCAACAGCAGGGCGCGATGCAGAGCTACATCCAAGCCAATCAAGCATTGCCTGGTGGGTTTAATCAACAGCCTTCTACGGCTGCTAACTTCTATCAAGCGGTTGATCAACAGATTCCAGTTCAGCTTACCAATGCGTTTAACCAGCTTTATCGCTCGCAGGCCGATTACGGAGCAAGCACCTACGGTGCGCAGGTTGGTGCGATTTCCAGACAGCAAAGTGGAGCGCAGCAGTTTGCATCTATTGCTGGTGGTATTGGTAGTATTGCTGGCGCAGCCGCACCAGGCGGATTGTTTGGCGGACCAGCATCTAATGCATTCTTTAGGTAATAATTTATGCCAGCAATAACACAAGCAGCGCGTGACTATGATAAAGCCATGCAGCAAATGCAATATGATAAAGCCATGAAGTCTGAGCTTGAACTTCAGAAGCTTCAATTTGATGTAGCGAAAGCACGCGAAGAGGCTGATATGTCAACAGCAATTGGAAGATCGTCAAAAGCTGCTGATGTTGCTGCTTTTCTTGAGCAAGAAAAACAAAGGGAATTCGGCATTCCGATTGGTGAACAAATGGCATCGAAGATGGTGGCTCAAGGTGGACCAAGTATTCTTGAAGCCACAAAGATGCAGGGCGAGCTTGATGTTGAGGCCAGGGCAAGACAAGCAAGAGTTGATGCCGCAAAGAACTACCTTGCTGGCGAGAAGTCTTTGTTGCCCACGGCAAATGTTGATCTTGGTGGCGTGAAGCAAACTGTTCTTGCCCAACAAGCTGGAAAAACAACCGCAGACATTTATGGTCAGATTTACAGGAATCAAGTCCCACAAGTTGCCGCAACCTATGAGGCCGAAGGTTTTGATCGTGATTCAGCAATAAGAATGGCAAGTCAAGATGTTCGTAAGGAACTTGTAAAAGCATCTTCTGGCGGAAGGGTTGTATTGGCAGGAGCAGATGGGGTAAGCACAATTTCGTACAACAACGAGCAAGCAGAAAGAATGTGGAGAGATCCAAAAACACCAAAGGCGATAAGAGATCAATTAAATAATTTCTTCGGACAATCAGAAGAACCGAAGGCTCAAAGCTGGATCAAATCAAGATTAGGCAGATAAAATGGCTGAAGCCCTAGAGCTATCGTCAGCCAATCGCATAAGACAACTGGTTGGAATGCCAGTTGAACCGCAACAAGCACCAAAGCCAGAAGAACCACCAGCGTGGAGCGAGATCAAGGCTTCAGAAGATTACAAGAGTCTTACCTATCCAGAGCAAGTTGATCTAGCTCGCCAATGGGGTGCGGAAACAAAACAGTACGCATCCACACTTCTAGATTACACGCCAGAACAAGATGTTGAAATTGATGACTTCGTAAACACGCAGGCAGTTGACGTTCCAGCCAATGTAAAGGCGGCTGCACTTACGGCTGGATTGGTTAAGGGATCGGCATCGCTTATGGGAGGTATTGCTGGTGGTCTTGGAGGTGCTGTTGTAGGCGGACCAATTGGCGCGATTGCTGGAGGCGTTGGCGGAGCAATAGCTGGCGGAGAATTAGCAGAGGCTGGTTTACAAAAATTTACCCCAAAGGTTGCTAGGTCAAGAGAGTTTGCTCCAGGTTATGCAATGGCTGGTCAGTACGCACCAGAGGTTGTTATGGGTACGGTTGGTGCGAAGCAGTTGGTCCAGGCTGGTAAAACATTGTTCCAAGAGCTAGGCGCAAAGAGAGCAGCGCAAGAAATTGGCCAAGCAGTTGGCGTGTCAGCTGGAGTCAGCGCGGCTGTTGGAAGTGGAGTTAGGGCTATTACTGGCAGTGAGGTTACCCCTGGCACAGTTGCAGAAGACGCTCTGTTCGGCGCGTTATATGCTGGCCTTGGTAGCGGGTCTAGGGTTAAAGGATACAATTTCAACGAGTTTAAGGATTTGAATTATAAGGTTAAGGCTGGCAGAGCTACGCCTGCTGAAACCAGAGATTGGCAACAAATCCTAAATGAAGCACAGGTAACACAGGCAACTGGAGTTGAGCGAGCCAAGCGTACCGAGGTTCAACTTGGTGGTAGGACTGTTCTAGATAAAGTAAATCTTGATGGTGGCAAGCCAACGCAAGTTCGCCCTTACTACGAACCGCTACCAGCACCAACGTCAACCGAAATACAGGTTGCTCGGCCACAACCACAAGAGCGTCCAATCAAGCCAGCAACAGTAATTCCGCAGGAACAATTGCCAGAGGCTGGCGTGCGCGGGAACGTGCGCGGAACGCAGGCTGATACGGCTGCGATGCAACGGAGAGGAATTATCACTCCGATGCAGGAAAGTCTGGTCGATCTGAACGATCCAGTGCCGAAGACAAACGTATTTACTACCGAATCCCAGGGCATCAATCGTGAGGCCATCATTCCAGACACTCGCGGACTGCAAGGCGAGATTGTACGCGAAGGTCCAATTGTCACGCCAAGGACGCAGTTGCCTAGTGGCGAGAGGTTGGCGTTGCCAGCCGAAGGTGAGTTTAGGCCGACAAGAAAAGCAGAAGAAGCAGCCGCAGTAATTGAATTAGAGAAGAGAATGGAGGAGAGAATTAGGCAATCTCCGCAGGGAGCGAAAGGATTGGCAACTGAACTTGAAGCTGGGAAAACAACCATCCCTCGCCCTATGCGTGGCAAGGCTGGTGAGGCTGGATTTATTGTATCCGATGTGCAGGAAGGCGCGGCCAAGGTAGCGCAAAAGTGGCTTACCACCGAAGGCAATCTTCCAAAAGAGATGTTTGACATTATGGAAGCCAAGGGATCGCGCACGCAGGCGATGCTGAAGCAGATTGATTTCACGCTGAAGGATTTAGCCAAAGCCGCAAGAGAGCTTAATGGCAAGCCTAAATTAACCCAAGATCAGTCGCTCCAGGTCGATCAGTTCCTGCGTGGTTATCTGCCAGCAGAGAATCTTCCAGAAGCAATCAGACCCGTAGTACAGCAGATGCGCCGTCAGCTAGACAACCTATCTGAAAGCTTAATACAGGCAGGCGTGTTCTCACAAGAAGTCGGTCCGTCTGGAATGAGCAAGGCTGACATTGTCAGAATGAACAAGGAACAGTATTTAACTCGTTCTTACGAAAGGGAGGATAACCCCAAATATACAGTAGAGCTTGTGAAAAGGCGAGATCCAAATAAATTTGCAATAGCAGAAAATTTTGTAAGAAATCAAATGAAGGCAATAAACCCAGCCGTTACAGAGGCCGAGGTGCAAGGCCAGATCAAGGTGTATATTGAGGGTGGAAAGGACAAGCCGTTTGAGTCATTGATTAAAGCCTCTGGAATTGGAAAGAATCTTGGAATAACAAAAGCAAGGCAAGATATTCCAGAGCAGATCAGATACCTAATGGGCGAGTACACAGATCCAGTAATCAATTACGCTAGGTCTGCCAGCAAGATGATTAACCTGCTTCAATTACAAGAGCAATTAAACAAACTGAAAGAGTTTGGCGTTGCAAACAAACTATTCTTTGAAAGACCAACTGGCAATGCGGCCACGCAGATTGCTGCTGATGGATCTGACACTCGCTCTCCATTAAATGGGTTGTACGCCGAGAAAGATTTGGTCGATGCCATTGAGAATTTTGAAATGTTCCATAAAGGCGGGGCTGCATTCCAGCTTTACTCGATGGCAAATGCTTGGGTCAAGTGGGGCAAGACAGTCGGTAGCATCCAAGCTCAGTTTAGGAATCCAATTTCAAACGTATTGATCGAGATCGTAAACGGGAACTTCAATTTTGGTGGAAATCTAAAGCCAGTTAAAACCATATTGGCTGAATTTGGAGTTCCCTCTGTGGATACAAAGGAAGGCAGAGCTTATCTTACTCGCGCTGCTCAACTTGGAGTATACGACAACACTGTTCTAAATGAGTTTACGCAAATGCTCAAGGATGCACAGAGCTACAAGGGATCGACTATTGACCTTGCTGAAGAACTTGCTGGCAAAAGTGCGAATGTCTTAAAGAAGGGCATTGAGGCACTAAACAAAACCTATCGTGCTGGTGATAATTTGTTCAAGTTGATGGCCTGGGAGAACGAAACGAAGCAACTTATGGATGGAAGAGGTTTGTCGCGCCAAGACGCAGAGGTGATAGCAGCCGAGCGCGTAAAGAATACAAGGCCAACCTACTCTCGCGTGCCAAGAATCATCAAAGCATTCCGATTGCAGCCATTGATTGGACAGTTTGTGTCTTGGCCTTCTGAGATGTTGAGGATTCTACCCAATACAGTGCGATATGCAGCGGAAGATTTTAAGACACCTGGTATGCGAAAGTACGCATTCCAGAGAGTGGCTGGAATGCTTCTAGGGACAACTGCGCTTATTGGAATCGTGAGGCTTGGAATGTGGGCTACTGGATTTAACGATAGGAAGGTGGATGCGCTCAGAAGATTTGTTGCCCCATACCAAAAGAATGCTTCTCTTATGCCTACTGGAATGGATGGCAAGGATGTCGGATATATAGATGTATCTTACACTAGCCCTTACGAGATATTCTTTGGGCCTGTACAGGCGGCTATCTCTGGAAGAGATCCAGAAGAATCAATACTTGGAGCAATTAAAGATTTCACAGAGTCTTATATTGGTCCAAGCATTTTGGCTAACTCAATCATATCCGCATACTACGGGAAAGCTCCACAAGGCAGAACAATCCGCAATCCCCAGGATACCTTTACCGATCAATCGCTTGACACAATCTCTTATCTTCTTCGTCAAAATGAACCTGCAACAGTATCTCAAATCCGCAGGATTGGATACGCCCTAACTGGTCAACCAGATACAACCGTTTCCAAGTATGGTCGTATCTACAAGCCATCCGAGGAGTTGTCCGCGCTGTTCGGCATTCGTCCTCAATCTATCAACGTATCAAAAGCACTAGAATCAAAAGCATCCAGGTTCAATACTGATATGGCCGATGTTGGTAGAATCTTTACCGAAACCTATGGCGCGGTTGGCAATGTTCCAGAATCAAAAGTGCGAGAGCAGTTCGAGAAGATGCAGAACAGGCGCAGGATTATGTTCGATGAGGCCAACAAAGATTTCCACGCCTCTATGTTGCTTGGTCTTTCCAGGTCGGAAGCCATCTCCGCAATGCGTGCTGGTGGCATGGGCGTTGACAATGCTTCCGCCATAGCCAACAACAAGTACAGAGACTATAAGATTAGCAAGTCACTCACAAAGAGCATGAGGCGCGAGCTATCTCCAGAGGAGATGCAGAAGCGTCAAGAGATAGGCCGAGAGCTTATGATGCAACAAGGAGAGTAAATGGCTAAGTTCGACATATCTGGATCAGCGTCACGCCAAACTGGTTTAAGCCAGCAGGATCGCAATAACGCGATCCGTATGGAGTTTGAGCCTTACTCAAAACCACCACAGCAACCGCCAGAACAGACCGCGAGGATAGAACCTATGAGCGAATATGTTAAGCCACCTACAGCACCAGCACAGCAACCCTCTGGCGCGCTTCCCCTACCATTGCAAACCGTGGAATGGGAGGGTCGCAAGGATAAGCAGGGTAATCTTTCAGTCTACAAGTTGCCAACTGGAGATATGGGTGGAAACTTTGAGGTAGCTGGAATTAATGACCGATACCATCCAGAAGCATTCAAAGCCATCTCATCGCTCCCAGCGCAAGAAAGAGCGAAGGCAGCGGCAGAGTACATCCAAGGATATACCGCGCCACTCGTTGAAAAACTCCCTCAAGCACTCCAACCATTCACGCAGGATCTTGCGTTTAATCGTGGGCTGGGCGGTGCAACGAAATACATCCAGCAAGGATTGAACACGCTGGGGCAGAAGGTGGCAGTAGATGGTGGGCTTGGTCCTAAGACATTAGCCGCGATCAACCAGGTTGAGCCAAGGGCGTTGATGCGCGCTGCCAGCGATGCTCAATTGCAGGATGAGTACAAGCGAGCAGAGCTTGATCCAAACCGAAGGAAATTCATTCCTGGCTTAGAGGCTAGGATTAGGAATAGATTGTCAACCTTTGGGCAGGGTTAAGGTTTCCTCATGCTGGAACTTGCGCCTCCAGATACAATGGTTGCCCCGCCAGATCCAAAGAAAACATCTCCAGAGCTATATCTGATTCCAGTTCTTCCAGCAAAGATGTCTCCATTTCTTGAGACAATTCCTTTTGGACAAGAATATACTCCATTATTATCCGTATATACTCCTTTAGGAGTTATATAAACATCCCCATTCCGCAATATCAATTTACCATTAACTAATGCTTGGTCGTTACTTAAAATAACAGCAAATCCTTTCTCCCCATAAACTCCTCCAACAAATGCCTCCATTTTGCCAGCATCTTCATCATCTTCCGCCATCACCGATGCCATCAGCATCGCCGTCAGTGTTATCATTGTTATTGCTTTCATAGTGAAAAGTATCTAGGACAAACCGAAAGCCGTCAAGGATGAAATTAACATCACGCCAAGTAGGAGCAGTAGGGGTAGCTCGCGTCACTGGCGCGTTGCTGCGATGCGGGTACAACGTGCTTACGCCTTACGAGGATTTTGCTGGGTATGATGTGGTTGCGGAGAAGAATAATAAGTTCTTCCGCATCCAAGTTAAGACCGCGCAGACCGTAGAACCTGGGCGCACCAAGTACCGCTTCACGACCAGCACTGGCAATGGTTTTAATATTCCAAAGAAAGCCATTAGTGGCGTGGATTACGTTGCCTGCTGGGGTATGAACGATGATCTATTCTGGCTGTTGCCCATCGCCAAGTGCAAAAGCATAACAACTAAACTTTGCCCATCGACAGGCCAGAACTGGCGTGTATTCC